TATACTTCAACAGAACCTTTTTTTAAATACTTAGGTAAGCAGTAAGCTGTAACGCGATCTCTTGAGTCGACCCAATCCATTGCGCCGTAATTTCCGTACCGCTTGGAGACTTGGGCGGCATAAAATTGCAGGTGGTAATAGACGCGAAATAAGCATCTCCGCTAACCAACCGCCGATCTTCTCCAGTACCAAGGTAAACGAGGAGGAGGAAGACATGCATCATTCTCCTTTCGACAGGGGCTTACTGTTAACGTACAGCCCAAACCACGCCGCCCCTGCGCCGACAATTACCGATACAAAACCTGCTTGAGCATTATTTGGTTCTGGCAGGGACATAAACCATTGGCAAGTTTGATAGAATACTACCATATAACTAAGGATAAGTAACCTAGGAACAATACGCCATGCGTCTAATTTTTCTGGTGTCATTTTAATCCCACTTTAAAACAATATATGCAGTTACAAAAAACACGATGGCTACCGCACAAGCCCCTGTTATAATAATATATTCTAAAAATTTCTGACGCCGCTCACGTTGACGATACAAAGTCTCTTGACGTTGTTTTCGGATCTGCCCTTCCATCCGAATTAACTCGTCCCAAGCCTTTGACCCCATTGCAAAACCCATCCATTGTTTTAGTTCAGCTCGTTGTGACTCTGCTTTCTTTTTTGCGGCATACGCCTCTAGCGCCTCTTGTTCAACGCTTTTCCCGCTAAACAATTTTTTAAAAATAGGGGGGTTTTTAGCTTCTTTTTCAGCTTGATCAATGTCAGAAAGCGCACCCATCCATCGGCTTAAATCACCGACCATTGATTCAATATCTCGACCTACCGCGAAGCCTTTTTTAATTGTAGAGAATGCGGCTGAAGCCACAGCCATAGCGGATGCTGGATCCATGAGAGCACCTCAATGAGACAAATATTATACTCACTGGGTGCTGCCCTTCAAAATACACCCTGAAATCTTTGTGCTCTCGCAATGGGAGAGAACTTTTTTATTATACCACCGTTAGCTTTTTTTTGTGGATTTTTTTTTGCTGACTGACTTGTTTTTGGTTTCTTTGCGCCACTCTGAGACGACACTTTTGACTTCTTCGCTTGCGACAGGGATATCGCTACGGCTTGTTTCTGCGGATAACCCTCTGACCTCAACTTCGATATGTTTTGGCTGATTGTCTTTTGGCTCGTTCCTTTTTTCAATGGCATGGCGTCTCTCCACTTTTTGAGCCTTCATTACTTCGGCTACTTTACGATTAACTGAACTGGCACTCATTGTTTGCTCCTAATGTTTGCGGCAGCAATATCACGCTGCGTTTGAATCCTGTCTTCAGCGACACGGACTTTTTCTTGATTTGCCTCTTCCTGCAAATCAATACGTTGCTGGGTAAGCAAAATATCATTACGCTCTTTTTCACGTTCAAAATTCTGCTTCTCTTCAAATTGCCGTGCTCTTTCTTGAATTTCAGCACCGCGAAGGGAAAGCTCCTGCTGCCTGATTGCTACCAACGGATCAGTTGAATCAGCAGGAGCAACTGCTTGTGCGTACTGTTCCGTCAGTTCACCAACGATTTCAGCCGCTACATCTTGTATCTGTTTTTGTACCTGTTGCATAAGCAGAGGATTAATTTGAAGCATAGCTTGTTGCTCTGGCGGTATCTGAGACATAACCTGCTCAGACGCCTGCATCTCAGCAATCATGCCAATGTGCTCCTGAATGTGCCCTTGAAGCGTCATCACAATATTCGCGTTTACTTGTGCCGCTGGAGTGGACAAGAACGCCAAATGCGCTTCAATATGAGCTTGATGGTTCTGCTCTGGGAATGCCTGCAATCTTTGCCCACGCATAGCTTCCTGATTTTCCTTTGCGGGGTTCATTGGTTGTGGCTGTTGAGGCGGAGGCAGAATAGCGTCAATATTATTCATGCCAAGGGCTTCATACATCTTTCTATAAGCCTGATATAGCCCTTGTTGACCACCATGTAGCTCTGGATTGCTCTGAACTAGCTGTAATTGTGTCTGTGCAAGCGCAATACGCTGTGACATGGAGAAAATGTTAGGATCAGACACTGGGATGACGTCAACTCTGCCATCAAAGTCAGATTGCATGATCTCAGGCCCAACATTTTGAACCATGTATGGGTACATGACTGAATTTTTGGCAATGACATCAGCCAAAAGCTTAAATTCTTGCTTCTGTGAGTAGTGAAGGCGCTTATGAATAGCGCTCATGACCTTGGTGCCGCGCTCCATGATAGCCATAGTGGTGCCAACAGGGGTTTCACCACCCATTTCACCAACTTTCATGTCTGCCATAGATGCAAAACGCCGACCTGAGTCAACAAGAGTGCCTAAAAGCTGATAAAGCGTGGCTGAAGGCTCTTTAAACGGCAATGCCATGATAGATTGACGAATATCCATGCCAGCAGAGTCAATATCGCGGAACTCACCAGGCGAAAGAGGTGTGTCCTCGTCCCTAATTCGTGCGCCACGGGCTTTAAAGCCTGCTGGAAGGTTAGACAGCGTACCAGCATCAATAAGCTGTCTGAGCAGGCTTGTAGCGCCTTGAGCAAGCCCTCCAATCATGTGGGTCAAACCAAAGCCGTAGAAACCAAGGCCCGGCAGGAATTTGTAATGAACAAAATATTGCCGCTTTTGTAATGGCTTTTCTGGGTCAAAGTTTCTGCGAATAGCCAAAACTTCTCCAGTTGTTTCCAGTATCGTAACAACATAGCTAAGTTTGATGCCTGAATCGTCTTCAAAACCAGGCAATTCAAGCTCGGTATGAACCTCATAAATAATCAAATCCCTGTCATCGCCTGATGGACTAACACCCTGAGCCTCATCAATAGACTCTTGGATCTCGCTGTAATTCTCAGCATTGTAGCCAGAGGACGGAAGATCAATATCACGATAGAATCCGCTAACCTGAAGCTTTCTAATTTCGTTACTGCTCATGGAAATAACATGAGTTACCCTTGGAGCAGACGTTAAGCTTGAAGCGCCATAAGGAACAATTAAGTCCTCAGCATGTACAAACTTGCTTACTGGACGCTGTAATAACGGATCAAAGTAAACTTTACGAAAAGCAGAGCCAACAATAGGAAGATAAAACAGCATCTGATCCGTTTCTGGATCATATTCTTCCATTTCGTAGGTAATCATATAATTCATGTAATGCTTGATGCGTTCAGCCTGCTGAACAACCTCTGGGCTTTCCGCACCAATAACTTGAGTACGAACAGGGCCGCCAGAAGGAAGCAATTCACGATAGGCTTGGGCTTGGAACTGTGTGACGGACTCGCTCAAGAGCGGGTGAATGACGCCAGAAGCTCCTTCAAACGGTTGTGAGCGTTCTTCGTAACGCATACCAAGTAGGTCAATACCCTTTTTATAAGTATCTTCCCACTCTTGACGAGACGACATATCATCTTCGATATCTCCAACCAAATCTGAACTAATTTTGCCCAGATCGCTTTCATCCATATAGTCAGCGAGGTTAGCATCAAACGGAATTTGTGAAACATCTAAAGTCTCCTCTTCGATTTCACCAACAATAACACTCCCGTCTTCCATTTCAGTGACGTTAGGCGCAATTGATGCTTCCATCAGATCAATCTCTGCCTGTTCCACATTTGATATCGGCTGATCACCGCCAGCGCCTATGCCTTTTTCCACAGCCATCAGTCTATATCCTTTCCGCCTTCAATAGTAACTAATTGAGGCTTTGTCGAATCCACAACATCACCACCACCTTCAATCACAACAAGCGTTGGTCTTGCTGGTCGGTCCGGCGGATTAAGCTCATTAGCAAGAATCTGTCTAATATTAGTGTCCATAGCGTATTCTTTATTACGCTGATTCTGCATTCTTGCCGCTCTAGCTCTACGCTCCATCATTTCTCTAGCTTTAGCACCTTCATCCATCTGGCGCAATCTCTGAGAAACACCAAAGCCATACTCATCAAGTTTCGGCGCCATTGTATCAAGAATCTTTCTGGTATCCAAGACTGGATAACCATATTCAAGTTCCAGCCTTTTAGCTTTAGAACCAACCTCTGTCAGAAGAGCATCAGCCATAGGAATGCCATCATCGTAATGCTGTATCACAGCATCTTGTATAATTTCATCAAAGAACTCATCGCTGTCACGAGCAACAAACCTAAAGTCTGGGTCATCCTGCGCTTTACCAAATAAATAATCAAGCTCATCATCAACATAACCAGCAATATCTTGAGCCGCATCACGAATAGCTTCCTCAGCCATCTGCTCATCAAGCATTTCCCTGTACTGTGTGCTTTGCGCTCGATCTCTTTTAGCCTGAAGCTGTAAATAGTTATCGCTAGGTCCTGTAACAATCTCGCCAACAACAACGTCAGGTTTTTTTGTTACAGCAGGAGTGAGTGGTACATCAGCCACGTCAGATGCTTGAACAGGCAAGTTGTCCATATCTAAAGCTTGCAAGATCCCAGAGTTTTCTGGGGCAGGCAATGATTTAAGCGTTGACGGCGGGGGCGACACATCAGCCTTACGGGAGGAAGACAAGCTGGGTCTGGACAGGCTTGAAGGGCTGGAGCCTGCCACTATTCCACCCACCGTCAACAACCCATATATATCACGCCTTATACCGGGTAGACCAGTAGCATACTCTACGGCTTCTCCAGCACCACGCATTGCCGCATCGGTAGTTCTCTGCGTTAAGTCAAACAGATCAACGGGGCCGCCTAAAAGAACACGATTTGCGGTATGCAATAAATTAGGATTTTGACCGCCAAACACAGATGGAGCATACTCAAACATCTGAGAAGACATTGAGGGATACTTAGTCGTATCAAAAGGCTCTAATACGTCCTCATATCTAAAGCGGTCTGCCATTACATGATGTCCCTAGAATTGCCATCCTCACTTGGGTTTCGGTCAATCATAGGGACGCCAAGCCTCCACATATTGCAGATATTCGCAGCCGCACACACAAAGTGTAGCTTCTCACAATATCCGACAGGAAAGTCTTCAGGAAAAGACAACCCATCATCAATACATTCAAGGATTTCTCGGCTCATGTTGTAATACTCACAAGTCGCACACTTGGCGTTCTTGTTTTCCCACGTTTTGGTAGCCTCGCCGTAAGCATAATCGTCCACAGCAATCGCCTTGTTTTCCGCATTGATTTCCTCGTTTTGTGTGGCAGCGGGGCAGGAATCGTACTCTTCTTCCTCATGATCATAACCCTCGTTGCCAGTTATTCCATCTAAGTTGATCTCAATGCGGATTACACCACTCTTAGATGGAACTTCGCCACCCTCTGCTTTACGCAAAGGATAATTCGGAATACCCATAAGCTGATTCTCTTTCATAATATCATAAATCTTTTTTTCAGGATCAGTGAGATAATCGTAACGCTCTGTGCCACGATTAAAAATACTGCGCCGTTCAGCATTGGATAAATCCTCAAAACGCATCACTTACATCCCTTATAGGAGCCACCACGGCCTTTCATGACAGCACCGCCGCCCTTAAATCCTTTAACACCACGACCTTTGAGAATATCAGCACGAGTAACCTTTCCATCACCAGTTAGATCAGGGAAAGCAGCGCCGCCCTTTTTCATTTCTTTATAATCAGGCTCTGGCATGGAGTTAAATTTTTCACGAGCATATTTTGCAGCCTGAGCTTCGCTCAAACCAAGATCAAGGCCCTCCTCAAATAACTGTTCAAGCAAAGCATCGTTTTGTTGATTACTCATCATTTACATCCTTTATAAGAGCCGCCACGGCCTTTCATAACGGCGCCACCATACTTCATTTTTACAGGCTTGTTTTTGCTCACATCAATGATTTTACCGCTAGGAGTCACCATATTCTTTAGAACAAAAGGCTCTTCTGGTTTAACAATTTTATCTGGGTTTAATAACAATATATCAAAACCACCACTAGAACGAGCAGCGCCGCCCTTTTCCATACCGCGAGGAGCGTTTTTATACATCTTGGCGATAGGGACTCGCAAATCTTTTTCCAGTTTACCCTTTGGAGTAGCGCCAAGAACCCCGCGTGGAGCGCCAAAAAGATACGGATCAAAATCCTTCTTTCTGTTTCTTCTGTCTCTTGGCTTTCTGTTCATTACTTTACTCCACGGAACTTTGTTCCACGCATAGCGGAACCACCACCACGGCAGGATCCACCAACTTCACCACCATCTTTCATTTGAGCGATTGGAGCAGTGTAATCTTCCATGTAACTACGAGGGGCTGAACGAGGCATACCTGATGGACGAGGACGAGGAGCTTTTACGCCACGCATTCTGTTCATCACACGAGAACGATCTGCATCAGAGATAGCCTTGCCACCTTCGTCCCTTAAAATTTTCTCAATAGCCATATCAATCGCGTCCATGTCGTTCATGACGCTACCACC